TTCGAACCCAGTACGAGATTTTTCGGAACCACCGAAACAACTCACAGGCCGGCTGGAATGAGCGCCTTCTATCGGCGCTACGTGCGTTCAACGGTCAGTACGACGCCAGTAAGTTGGCGGAGATCCGCAAGTTCGGCGGGTCCGAGGTATACGCGCGCATCATCGCGATGAAGTGCCGCGGTGCGAGCTCTCTCTTGCGCGACGTCTATTTGTCGCCGGATAGGGCGTGGGGCTTGGAGCCGCCGGCCGATCCCGATGTGCCGCCAGAGATCGTCAGCACGATTCAACAGCTCGTGCAGACCGAGCTCCAGTCGCTCGAGGCATCAGGCCAGTCGACCGACCCGGGTATGATCCGTGATCGCGTCAGCCAGCTCATGGATGGTGCACGCCAGGCGGCGCAGAAGAAGGCCGTAAAGCAGGCCAAGATCGCTGAGGATAAGATCGACGAGCTGCTTGAGCAGGGCGGGTTCTATAAGGCGCTCGCCGAGTTTCTTGTCGACCTGCCGTTGTTTCCATTCGCCTGCATCAAGGGACCGGTTGTCAGGATCGTCCCGACAGTTGTTTGGGGTCAGCAGGGGGCAACTGTTGAGCAAAAACCGCGTCTGTTCTGGCAGCGTGTTTCGCCGTTCGACATCTACTTCACTCCGGGTGTGTCCGATATTGAAGATGCTGCGGTGATCGAGCGCACGCGTCTGACGCGGGCCGACTTGAACGACCTGCTGGATCTGCCTGGTTACAATAAGGACGAAATCCAAGCTGTGCTGGATGAGTACGGTCGCGGCGGCTTGTTCGACAACTGGGACAGTACCGACGCAGAGCGCGCGGTTCAGGAGAACCGTGAGAACCCGCAGTTCAACCAGTCTGGCATCATCAATTGCCTAGAGTTTCACGGCAATGTTCAAGGCCGTATGTTGCTCGACCAGGGGCTGAGCGAGCAGTACATCCAGGACCCTCTACGCGACTACATGGTGCAGGCCTGGTTGATCGGCCGGCATGTCATCAAAGTGCAGCTCTCCCCGAGTCCGCGTAAGCGCCATCCGTACTTCATTACGTCGTTTGAGAAGGTCCCGGGCACTCCCGTAGGTAACGCGCTGCCCGACATCCTGCACGACGTGCAAGACGTGTGTAACGCGACACTGCGTTCACTCGTCAACAACTTGTCTATCTCGTCCGGCCCGCAGGTTGTGATCAACGACGATCGGCTCGCGAACGAGGCTGACACTGACGAGCTTTACCCGTGGAAGCGGTGGCACATGACCTCCGATCCGATGGGCAATAACACGCAGCAGCCCGTCAGCTTCTTTCAGCCGGTGTCGAACGCGACTGAGCTGTTGGCGGTGTATGGCCGGTTCAACGATATCGCCGACGAGCTATCGGCGATCCCGAAATATCTCTCTGGCAATAGCCCTGGCGGCGGCGCCGGGCGCACCGCATCCGGCCTCGCGATGCTGATGAGCAACGCGTCCAAGATCCTGCAGACCGTTGCCGCGAATATCGACCGCGACATCTTTGATCCGTGTCTCAAAGGCCTTTTCGACATGATCATGCTGACCGACACGTCTGGCATGCTCACGGGCGAAGAGCAGGTCCGCGTCATGGGTGTGACAGTCGCTGTCCAGCGAGAGACGCAGCGCTCCCGGCAGATCGAGTTCCTGCAGACGACCGCTAACCCTCTCGACAGCCAGATCATGGGTCCGAAGGGCCGGGCGGTTGTGCTCCGCAGCGTGGCTCAAACGATCGGTATCGACGGCGAAAGCATAGTGCCGACTGACGACGAGCTGCAGCAGATGCAACAGCAGAACGCGGCAATGGCTCAGCTCGGTGCGGGAGCACAGGGCGACCAGAAGGGTCCAGCAGCTACCGGCGATATGGGCCCTCGCACACGGATCGCCGGCGGCGTTGGGTAACCACAGGAGAATTGAGATGGCGGATAAGATGAAGACTTCGAAGGGCAAGCAGTTTGCCAAGGGTGGCAGTGGCAACATGTTCGGCAAGCAGCATGCCGGCCAGCAGGCCCCCGGTCAGACAGCCACCAAGGCGACGAGCAATCCGAAGTTCGCCGCGGGCGGCAAGACCAAGATGTTCGGCAAGCAGTCAGCGACGCCGGCGAAGCCCTGCTGATGGCGCAAGGTCGCAAGCTCGGTGTGAAGGTGTCGACGAAAATGCCGGGTCCCAGGAAACGACCATCCGGGGCTAGCAAATTCGTGCGTGCCGAAATGCCGAGGCAACCCGGCATCAAAACCAACGTCTACACCAAAGAGGCGTTGCGCTCTGACCCCAGCAATTTTTTCGATTTCGGTTTCGGCGACACGGGGCTGACCGGTGAAAGCTGAAGACGATCTCATTCTGAAGTCGGCGGGCCTCGCGCATGCCGCTCCGGAAGAGTGGAAGGCATTTGTGGCGTCGATGAAGGCGGTGTCCTTCGAATGGATGACGAACTGTGTTCGGTCCCCAGTCGACGCCCTGCAAGTCAACCAGGGCCGTGCACAGCAAGCAGCTTTGTTGGCCGACCTGTTTGAGGGTGCGGTGAAAGCCGCCGACCGCATCGTTGAACGGCGGGCTGAAGCGAAGCGCTAAATCAGGAGTGAAGTGAGATGGCTAGGTTTGCAAGTGCACAGGGCAGTCAGACGGAGGCGATCAATGCCGTTGCCGACGTTGCCAACCAGGTAGGTGGCGGCGCTTACGAAGAGCGTACCGCTGGCGCGGTTACGTTGACGCCGGCTCAGATGATCAATGGCATCATCAAGCAGGGCGGTACGCCGGGCGCCTTCAACATGACGACAGCCAGTGCGGCGGCGCTCGTCGCCGCAATTAAGAATTGTCAGGTGGGTTCGAAGTTCGAATTCGCGCTGATCAACGGCGGCGATAATACCGTGACGATCGTGGCGGGCACCGGTGTAACGCTCAAGGGCACTACGGCCGTCCCGACCGCGAAGACACAGGTCTACCGTGGCGTCGTTACAAACGCCGCCGCTGGTTCGGAAGCTGTGACTTTCGTTGGCCTTCTGACCGCCCCGGTCTGATCAGAAACAAACACGACCTGGCCGGCATCCAGAACGCCGGCCAGCTCACCTTTGCCCGTGCCAACCACCATCGCACGCGCACCCACAGGAGAACCAATTCATGGCCATGCTCGCGCAAGCTGATAAAGACGTAAAAATTCCGGCCGCCGTTCGTGCCGCCGCTGCCAAAGCTGATGAAGTTTTCAACGCGAACTATAAGAAAGATGATAGCCAGGCGCCTGCAGAGCCCACGACAGCGCAGGCCAACGATAACAAGCCCGCGGAACCCGTAACGGATGTAGTCGATGCGCCGGCGCCGCAAGTGGCCGCCGATGATGCGCCAATTGTTACTCCCGAAGTAACACCGCCTCCCGCGGTTCGAAAAGATAACGAGTGGGAACACAAGTACAATTCGATGAAAGGCCGCTATGACCGCGCCGAACGCGTCATTCAGCAGCAGGCCGATCGCATCACAAACCTCGAGGGCACTATCGCTGCAATGCAGGTGCGCGCCACCGATGCGCCGCCCGAGCTCAGCCCGCAACGCCTTGTCACCCCGGAAGAGAAAGATCAGTGGGGTGACGAGCTGCTCAGCGTCGTCGGCAAACGCGCCAAGGAAGAGGTGCTTCCTGAAGTCGAAGCGTTGAAATCACAAATCGCATCGCTGCAAAAAAAGTTGGACGGCGTTGGCGGCTATGTGACCCAAAACGCACGAACGCGAATGATTCAAGATCTCGACGCCGACTTGCCGAATTGGAAAGCACTCAATAGCGATCCAAACTTTTTAAATTGGCTAGCCTTGCCAGATACTTACAGCGGTGTTATACGGCAAGAGCTGCTGAACGCTGCGTATGAGCGGAATGACTCCCCTCGAGTGCTAGCGTTCTTCAAAGGCTTCCTCGCTGAAGAGGCTGCCACAGCCCCGCAGGCTGAGCACCAACCGACGCCGCCGGCGAAGCCGGCGCCCAAGGTCCCGCTCGAAGCATTTGCGGCGCCAGGCAGAGCCAAGACTGCGGCGGCACCGGCCCCCGCTGAGAAGCCCATCATCACACGCGCCCAGATCGCGAAGTTCTACGTGGACGTGAACGCGGGTAAATACCGCGGCCGCGACGCGGAGAAGGATGGCTTCGAACGTCAGATCTTTGAAGCCCAGCGAGACGGACGCATCCGATAACTTCTCACTGAGGGTTCACTCAGATGGCGTTCCCCGTCGCGGGGTCTGGTACGACTCCGCCTATCTATCCGGCAGGTTCAACAGGTAACAACCTGTCCGGCACCGGGTTCATCCCGGAAATCTGGTCCGGTAAGCTTGTCGAGAAGTTCTACGCCTCGACAGTGCTCTCGGCGATCTCGAATACCGACTACGAAGGCGAGATCAAGAACCAGGGCGACAAGGTAAAGATCCGTACCAAGCCGACGATCACAATCAGTGATTATCGCGCCGACGGCACACTCGCCCTGCAGCGCCCGACCGGCAACGTGTTGGAACTGCTCATCGATAAGGGCAAGTACTTCAACACGATCCTCGACGACGTCATGGACGTGCAGAGCGACCTCAACATGCTCAGCATGTGGTCCGATGACGCCGCTGAGCAGATGAAGATCACGATCGACACGGACGTGCTCGCCGGCATTCTTGGCCAAGCCGACGCCGCCAACCGCGGCGCGACGGCCGGCAAGATCTCCGGCAGCATCAACCTCGGTGTCACCAACACTGGCCCCCTTGCCATTGTGAGTGACAATCCGACGGGCGGTCAGGTCTCCATCCTCGACTGCTTGATCCGCATGGGCCA